CTCTCTGACATAACAATTAGACGCCCTTCCTCGCTTGTATCCTTCATTGAAGGCTTTGGCTTTTGCGGATTCAATAGATGCGTAAGCAAGCCAGAATCCGGTTGATAGTGCCAAGAGGATGCTAACGATTTGCTCCGCTGTGAAGTCATTCCACATCCGCGCTCACCCCGAATCGATCTAGCCAATAGGCTGAGATTTCTTCTCTACTCAATCGCCCTCTTGTTGATTGGCGACCTAACGATTCGATTGCATATCTGCGGATAATCTGGCCCTTGACGTAATTCTTACCATCTGACCAAGCTCCCGAAGTAGAATCAAATCGAATTACTTTCGGATTATTTATCACTTATTCTCCCTTCCAAATCCTCTAAATGGATTTAGTGGGATAAATGTAATTATCTAAATCGATTTATACAAGTAGGAGCTCGGCGAGTCGGATTGGTAGGAAGGCGCAGAGCTTCTCAACCTTATGGCTACCAGCGAAGTCGGTCTTGTCGGGTAATGCCTTCCAATGCCACTCAGGAGCCTCTAGAGCCCCTAAATCGAACTGATAGACCCCTTTAGGCGTCGCGTTGATATAGAGCGTCCTAGCCCCTGTCCTAGCCCTTATTTCCGCTAGATAATCCCACTTCTTCTTCTCGATTATCAGAGTGTCGTAATGGGTGCGGCGGCATTTCATCTCGATATAGGAATCGCTAGTAATGCCGTCGGCTCGGTCGGTCGCCGATAGTGGCGTCAAGTCCGGATAAATGGCCTTGAGTGCCTCAAATAGTTCGACCTCGCGAAGGTAAATTAGTCTTCGTCCTCGTCTTCGTCCCAAGGCTTGAACATTGGGTTTCCGTTATCCACTATCCATTCAGGGTACGAGCTACGATCCATCGCGAAAGCCAAGGCCGTTCCTTCATCCATACCAGCTCGACGACAAGCCATATAGACTTCATTACAGGCAATAGCCCAAAAATCTAAACGAGTCAATGGGACATCTTTCGTCGTTTTGCGACGTTTTGCCACCTTCTTGACTGGCTTCTTAGCGCGCTTTTTTGCCTGTGCCATTTCTGCTCACTTTCGCCGAGAGTGCCAATTCTAGCTGAGACTCCATTTTATCAAGGCGCGACACAATGGGAATGTTCTCGAGTTTGATTATGTAACGAAGTCCAGCAATTAGTAAGCCAATCGATCCGAGAACGGAGGCGATAGTCGCCGCGAGGTCGGAGGCGGCCATTACCGAACTTTGCCGTAACGCTCGTAAGAAGGGTTGAGCCAGTTGATAATGCTAGGCAAGACTGACGCTAGAGCGGCATTGGCAATCGCATTTACATCGAGGCCAACTGCTAGGTAAGTCGCTAGGGCCGCCGCTACGAATGTCTTCGCCCAACTGCCCGCCATCAATCTGAGTTCTTTCATTTGTGTCTCCTTCTAGGTTGAAGAAACTGCCGTCTTTGTCTCCCAGAGTTGTAAAGCTGATATGGAAATGCGACTTGTGAGGGTTTGGGCCTCTGTATTTTCTGCGCTTCCAATTTAGAGTCCCGCTCATAATCTTGCCGTCAAAGATAATATATTTGATGCGCTTGTCGCCTCGCTTGGCGCACTTGCGAATCTTCTCGACTAACGCGTAAGCCTCTTCCTTGTGGGCTGAGAGGTCGGCGTCAATATCTAAAGCTCTCACAATTCCGTTTCTTGGAATGTGGTCAGAAGATGAGTTATTAGCGTAGTGCCGAGCATCAGCAATCCAGCCATCACTCCGACGATCGCGGTCAGGATAATCGTCGTCAATTTGATTTCTAAGTTGCTGACCAGCTTTACAGAGTTTGGCCACTAAATACCTAAGGCGCTTTTCAAATCATCCAAATCAAGTCCCACACTAGCCAATTTTTCGGCAACTGTAAGTTCTTTTGGGGTAACTGTCCCATTGTGATTAGCGACGACCGATTCAATAGTTTTTTTATCACCGGTCACCTCTAGAAACAATTTGTCACCAATAACAACTACAGACTCGGGTTTATCGTTGATGTCGCAACCTGCGGCAATCAGTTCAAATCTAAGTTCTAAACCATTGAGATTCTTAGGCTTATCAAATTCCATTATTAGTCTCCTACTTTGTAAAGTGTGAATGAATTAGTATTAGCTCCAATATCCAAAGAGCCGCCGGAATTTTGATAACCAAATACTTCTAAATAATCACCAGCAGCAAAATTGCCAGCGTAACTCGCAAACATTCCAGTCAATGCGTTGGCATTGGGTTGTCCAGCTGTTCTCAGCATTTGAAGTTCCGAACCATTTTTGTAGAAACGTAAATCTCTAAATCCGCCGCTGTTTTCGCTATAAGTTAGCATAACGTGGAGAACGTAATATCCGCCTTTGCCTGTTGGAATTGTCATTCGGCTTGGATTTGTGGAAGTGTCGTGGAAATTATCGGTGTCGTATGTCTCAGCGTTGTATTCAATCGCAGTCAATGACGCGTTATTTATTGTTTGAGCTGAATTTCTAAATGCTCGACAACCTACGAATGTCGATCCTCCAGCTGGAGTGGCCCAACTTGGGACGCCTCCTGAAACAGTCAAAACTTGTCCAGTAGTTCCAATCGCGAGACGAGTATTCGTGTTCGCCGTGGATGATCGATAAGAAATGTCACCTAAAGTCGTCTCGGGGTTGAGAGCTTTCACTGTCGTATCAACTGAAGAACCAAGGGTGCGAATGGCTGATGCGCCATCCTTGACCAGAGCCGTGTCGTCCGGTGTTGTCCATCCGTAATTGGTCGTTGTTGCCATTAGCTGATTACTCCTGTCGCGTTCTGCCAAGTAAGTGTAGCGGATATGGTCTGCCAAGTGAGGGAAGGTGCTACGTCCTCCCAAGCCTCGGTAAATGTGTTGAACTCTGCTGGACTGAGATTCAGGGTTATATAAAGGCCGCCAACTGATGCCCTAAATGACCAACCTTCGACGAAACCTAAAAACGATCCGCCCGAGATATTGGCCGGAAGGTTATTGATGGCAACTGGTAGGCCCATAAATACGCCAAGGAGCGCGTCGCGGTCCGCGTCGTCAATTTCAGGATTCTGGATTGGGAAAGTAATCGATTTGAATTCGGCGTACGGAGTAGCTCGCAGGGCAATAACCTTATCGGCAAAGTCCTCTACGTCGGAAGCGTTCTTCAGATAAGACTGGAATTCTTCGGCGTAAAGACCATAGTTTGATTGGCTGGTCAGATTTTCTGAAGTGTAGGCGGAATTGAAGTTATTGCCGTAATTGACTGTAAGACTGTTCAAGAGATTGCCTTGTCGAGTAACTGCTGAGATGCCCGACCCGAGGGCGTGAAAGCCATCCAGTTCGGTGTAGCCATTGGCTTCGAGGTAATCCTGTCGGTGGCTGGCGTCGGCGTAGGAGATGCGACCTTGAGGGTCTTCGTAGAGATACCCAAGTGCGCTCTTGGAAATACTGGAAGCAATAGGCGCGAGATATTGATCCGAAATCTGTCGGCTGACTAATGTGTATTCGCCAGCGTCAATCGTTCCAAGTCCAACGTTACCAGCATTAGCCCAAGTCTCAGTAGGGTCATAATCGGCCCAAGTCAGGCTCGTTGGGACTTCGTTCCAAGCGGCAAGGAGTAAATCGGCAAGCAGTTGGGTTATCTGTGCGCCGTCTAACCCTTCAGTCAAGTTTCCATCGAATAAAGCTCTTTGAAGTTTGCTCAACGCTCCGAGGGCGGTAATGCTGACTCTAGTGACTGTGCCGGTGTTGCCCGAAGAATTGACTTCAATAGCAAGGTCAGAAATACGACCGCCAAAGATGGGAACGTAAGTGTTAGTTGAGTCTTGAACTTCGATGGAGATTGAAGTGTTGATTGACCAGTTATAGACCGCGTTTGTCGTATTGATAAGGGTCAGCGAGCAATAACTCGGCAAAGTATCAGCGTTGAAGTCAGTACGCCCAGAAGTAATGGAAAGGTTAGTCAGGGCAATATCTGTGACGTCTGTGCCGTTAGCCTTGACGCGCCAAGTCGGAGTCCAAAGGGTCATAGGATTTGAGCCGAGCTCCTGATGTCGCCGCCGCCTGTGGTTCCTCGGTTGGTTGAATTGTTGAGGGCTGAGACAACTGCGCGAGTAAATCCTTCTTCATCGATAACGCTTGGAGCTTGAACGACGATTGTAATTCCGCCTCCGTCATCTGGCCGAAGTTCTCCTCGACCGCCCAAAGCACCGGTTCCTGTTTGAGTAAAGCCGATGAAATCGCGGACAAATTGACTTGGGTTTCCAATTCCCGGAACGCTAAAAACTGGAGTTCCGGAAGTAGCCGAACCAGCGGTGGCTGTTCCTGATCCTGTGCCTGTTCCTCCCGCAATAGGTGGGGGAGTAATGGTTGAAATATTCGGAAATCCTGATGTTCCCCCAGATGACCCACCAGCGGTTCCCCCAAATGGTAACCCACCCGGAGCTACTGTGTTAGAGCCTGTCGAACCTCCAGAACTAAAATTGACTGGCGAAATTGTTGGCGTGTCGGGGCCTGTGGTCAAAGCATTTTTAGCGCGAATAATTGCGTTGATTCCTTTTATTGCCGCGTTGATAATTGGTTCAAGGGCTCGGATAGATGCGGAAACAGCTCGAACAATCAGAGAAGCAACGCTAGCCAATCCTTTCAAACTATTGAATAAAGTAAAACTAAGAAACGGCACTAAATAATCTTTGGCAAAATTATATAAGCCATTCAGCGCGCTTTCATTGTCTTTGAAAGCATCGATGACTGGATCAATGGCTGTTCTCTTGAATTCTTGAAGTTTTGGAATAGCTGTATCAGTAACAAATTTCAAAAACTTTTCTAGTAATGGAAGAAGCGCATTCCCTAAACTTTCCTTGGCTTCATCAAACGCAACTTGAACTCTTGCGATTTTGCCTTGGAAGGTGTCGGCTTGAGTTGCCGCCGCGCCTCCGAATGTTGAGCTGAGTTGGCTGATTGCGCCTTCAAGCCCGAGAGTCTTTATTTCAGCGGCAGATAGACCAACACCTAGGCGAGTGAGTGAGCCAGTATTACCTTCATAAGCTTTACCTAACGCGTTAGATACTGTCTCGACGTCTTTGCCAGTAGCGGCAGAAATATCGAGGGCTAAGGTCAGTAAGTCTTGCGACTTAGTTAGGTCGCCAGTTGCGATGGCAAGTCGCTGATAGGCAGGGCGAAGCTTGTCATCGGCGACGCCAGTCGCGAGAGAAGTCTTGAGGATTTGTTTCTCGATAGCGGCAATTTGAACGTCAGTCGCGTCGGTGACATTTTTGAGCGCATTTGCT